GCTTAATTCTGCTGTGCAATATGGTGGTATTGCTAATGGGATGTCAGCTATCATTGAGCGACTCCTGGCTCAGCAAGATCCAGCAGCCGCTGCATTGCTCCAAGCTCTTGGGGTAGCTAAGGGTGCCGTTACTAATAGTACTACAAACTATAATGAGACTGGTACTACAACAGGCACTACCTCAGGTACAAAGAGTACCCAGGGAACAGAGAATAAGAACATGGGGTACAATGACGTAGTCTTGCCTTCTGTTGGCCCAGCCTCTACTGGCCTCCAGTTCTTTGGCCCCTTGCAGACTGATCAGAGTATTGCTTTGAATAACCTAAAATATACAGGCACCACCCAAGATACTCTACAGCAGCTATTGTCTGGGAACAATGCCTGGAATGGTGTGACATTCTAATTGTGTAGCAATTACTAATTTAAAGGAATAATTATGGCAGGCCCAAATGACAATGCTATCTTAGATCTTCTAGCCCTTCAAGGCTCCCCTGAAGCACCTGAGAACTTAGACTCTACCCTAGCTATGTTGATTAGAAACAATGGGGGCAACGCCCCTGTTCTTGCTTCTTCCCAAGCTTCTTCTATTTCTCCAGCTCCTGAAGCTCTTTTAAAGAGTAATGGAAGCAGGGATATTTATGGTGTGAATGCAGCAGAAGGTGGCAATAGAGTAAATAAAAACACAGCAGAGTTTGGTGTTAAAGCCACGCAAGGAGCTGATGGGAAAGTTACTCTAACTAATGTCGGAGTTCAGCCAAGTTCTCCCTCAGGTTCTGTAACAGCTAGTATGCCTAATATTAGCAATGATCTTTTTGCTTCTATCAACCAGCTCAAGACAACCAGTGATCCTGATATTGCTCGTGGTCTTCTAGGTAACATTCGAGAGAGTGCTGCTCAGAAATCTTCTGCTTTGATGACGGAGGCTATGAATTTTGCTTCTTCTAAACTCGGCGTGCCCTTCTTGGAAACCCAGCTCAGGGAAGCTGAAGTAGCTGATAGGGCTGATCCTGAATGGTATCCTGGCATTGGGGATTCTCCTATCACAGCTAAGATTCGTGCTACTCTTCTAACCACAAGATCTTCTGTAGATAATGAGGCCAAGAACTATCTCGCTACGAATACTTCCTTTGCTTCTATGAACGCAGCTCTTAAGACAGCTGAGGAAGAAGCTAAGAGGATTGATGTTATTGGCCAAAGAAAAGATCTTCTTACTGATAGGAACATTGAGAGACAAGCTATTAAGGACGAGGAAGCTATTTCCAAAGCAACTGCTATCAAGAATACCCTTAGCCCTGAGGAACTCAAGAGGATCACAGTCTTGAATCCTACCCTTGCTAATATAGCTGATCCTAAGGATAGTGCTAGATCCTTCGCTGAGACAGTGGAGAGGGCAGATAAGAACCCAGCTATGCGAGCTGCTCTTGGTGCCACTGACCAGGATCTTCCTCTCCTTGCCATGGAGAATAATCCATTTGCCACGACTCTTACTATTGCCAAGGAACAGGAACTCAATCCCTCAGCTAGTAAAGATGAAATTGAGACTAGGCTTATGAAGATAGCATCTGCCTCGGGGAGCCCTGCTTTCATTGATGCTGCTGTTAAGACTAAGTTTGGTACCAAGTTCAATTCTCCTGAAGCTAAAGCTTATAAAGCTGAGCTAGCTTCGTCGGGCCTTGGCTTAGATGCTGCAGGTAAGAAACTTCAAAGAGCTCAAAAGTATGCTATGGCTCTTGATATGTACAAAGCAGAAGCTACTGACAGATTCGCCAGTGATACTGCCTCGTGGGGAATACAAGATCCTGAGTTCTTAGTGGCCCAAGAGAAGGCTTTCAAAGTCACAGGTAGGAGAGATATGGAATCTGTTCTTACTGCCTATATGGAATCTACTGATCCTACTATCTCCTTGCAAAAGGTGGCGGCTTTTAAGTTGCTTGCCACAGGAGCTGCTGGTAAGACAGCTAAGAGCCTCTTCGGTACACCCGATTCCTTAGCCTTGGATGCTATGATCATCAACGCCACTAGGACCAATGGTCTATGGGAAGCTATCAGGAAAGTAACGCAGTTGCCTTCCATTGAAGGGACTAGCATGGCGCCCCTAGGTGGATTAGGTGCAATTGCTTTAGGCTCCCTCGGAATGCTCAATAATTAATAGAAAGAATTATAATGTCTTCTATCTTCGATACAGAAATCAATACTGCTTATCATACCAATAAGTTCGACACCCAATCTTCTCTTGTCAATGATGTGATAGGGGGAGTTGGTGCGACTGTAGTAGATGCAGCAGCTTCTATCTGGAACTCTCTTCCAGGAACTGATGAGGTAGATACTGCTGATCTGCTTTCTGGTATCAGTGATAATGCTCTGCGAGTTTACGAGGAGCACCCTGATACTATCCAGACAGCCTCCTTTATTGCTGGATCCCTTGTCCCGGGAGGCTTGGCTATCAAGGGCCTCAATGCTGTTCGTAATGGTTCTAAAGCTGTCAACTGGTTTACTAAGGCTGGCAAGACAGAAGATATGGCTACAGTAACAAGGCTCTTCTCAGAAGGAGCTAAGGACACTACTGCCTATAGGAATGCCGTTCGTAGTATGTATGCCAAGACAGCTGTTAACCAGGCTATAGATGCTGCTGCCTTTGAAGTAGCTGCGCTAGGTGTGATGAATGCGCATCCATTCGTAGAAGACTACATGAAAGACCCAGTAACCAACTTTGGTATTTCTGTTCTTCTAGGTGGGGCGCTCGGCGGAGCAGTAGGTGCCATCGCAGATAGCCACGCTGTGAAGACAGCTACTGGTGGGTTGATGGAAGATGCTCTCAACGCAGTTATGGGAAAGTCTCTTCCTATCAATCCTTCTGCCCCTAATGCAGCTAACCTCATGGCGTCCTATTCGAACATAGGCTCTTATACAGCTATCATCGAAGATCGGGCCAAGGCTGGTTTGAATGCATCTAATGATTTGCTTACTTCAGTGGCGAATCAAATGAAGATTATCGCTACCAAGGAAGCTGATGATCTCTTTAATAACATGGTTTCTCCTGAGATCTTAGCTCTCCCTGTGGAAGTTAGGGAAGTCATTAAAGCTAATATGGCTCGGGACGCCGGGCTGATTGGCGTGGAGACTATGCGCGCAGTAGCAGCAAAAGATCTCAAGATGACAGACATAACTAAATTGAGTCAGGGTAATGTCTTAACAGATACTCCTATCCTCAAGAATGTAACTTCCAGTGCAGGCCCTAAGCTCCCAGAAGCCGTAGAATCTGTAAGATACGTTGATGAGAAAGGTAACGTATCTTATGGGACAAAAGACAGCATTAAGAATCTTGCTGGCGCTGTTGTACTTGGTAAGACTCCCGAAGAATTGGCTAAGTCTCTTCCCTTTGGTGTGCTTAAAACCCCTAACCTTGACTCTAACTTAGAACTCATGGGTAGGACTGCGGCTGACATACAGGGTAGTTACATTGCTGTAATGGAGAAGGTAGACAAAGCATCTATCAAAGAGATCCAGGCTATGGGTGTGTCTATTACTGATGGCCCTCTGCTAACTGCCTTAGTGGCTAGGGCTGAGAGGGACCCTGAAGTAGCTACTGTTCTTTTCAATATCTTCGACAGAACTCCTGTCTATAAGAAGGTACTTGAGACTAAGACTGAGCAGCTCATCTCTGGTGGGGTGATTGCTAAAGGTGGCCCAACTTCTACTTACCAAGCAGCAGTTGATGCATTCGCTGGCGGCACTGCTATCAATAGATTCAGGCCTAATGTAAGTACAGAAGCTAAGGCCATGATGGATGACTGGATTAGCGGTGATGTGAATAGAATGCGGAAGGCTTCTGTAGATTACTATGGCCTAAAATTTGGTGGCTTTGGTAAATCTGGTGTAAACACAAAGGAAGCAGATCTCTTTGCGCAATTAGTTGACTCAGGAGAGTCTAATGCATTACGTGCTGAATTTAGGAAGTTGGCTGATGCTAATGGGGATGTATATCTCTACCGTGGTACTAAGCGCAAAGAGCAAGGGCACCTTCCAGTTGTCTCCTATACAACCCATGCTAGTAAAGCTGCTCAGTTTGGAACTACTAGACTCTTTAAAGTCAATGTAGATGATATTCTGATGGGTTTCAAAGATGTAGGCCCTGGAAGCCACAATGCTGAAATCTTAGTCAGAGCTGGCGCCCGTGCTGAAGAAGCCACTTCTGGTGCTACTGCAGCTACTGCTGGCTCTTCTACTGTAACAACTACAACTACCCAGACTGCTATGGATGTTGTGGAAGGTATGATGCAGAATAACATAGATGACCTTCGTCTAATTCTCCTAGAGCAGACAAAAGAAGCTATTGATACCCTTCTAGCTAACGGGGTTCCTCTGAAATCTATTGCCATTAAAACCAATACGCCAGAGAGCATAGTTATGCAGTACGCTAACTCAGCAGATAAAACAGATGTAGCATTGTTAGTTGCAGCTGGCGGAGATATGACCAAGCTTAATATCATTAACAGCCCGGCAGACTTTGCTAAGGTTCTTGATCCTGCTCTCCAGCCCTTAGTTCTTAAAGGGAACATGAGGAAGAATCCCTATGTGGATGCAGTAGCTGCTCACAACAACAAGAGCATTGCCACTATCAACAGCGAGGTAACTGCTGCTGCCTTCTATGCTTCTGGTAATACTCATGTGAATAAACTAGGTGATACTATCTTCTTGGCTGGCCAGGAGGAGGGATCGGTGCGCTATTATCTTGACATCGTTAAAGCAGAACTGGGTAAAGGGAATAATGCCTTTGCAGGGAAGGCTCTTGTTAATAGCTTTGATTTCTTTACAAGGAATATGGGGCACCTTGGTCCTATGATCTCTGACATTGGTCGTAAGGTTGCTAAGATTCGTAATAACTTCATTGAGGAAATAAACATCCCACTGGCTTCCCATATGAGCAAGATCTCTACTAACAAGGCAGAGGTCATAGAGTTTAATACCTTTAGAGAAGTGAATGCTGGCTTGAAAGGTTGGAGGGGCTTTAGACTCAATGAGCAAACTGGCGAATGGAATATTGTCCAGAAGGTCGACAAGATAGATGAGGCAGGAAAGAAGATTAGTTGTCTTGGAGCCAGTAGTCTATCAGGGGCGTCCCCCGTATAAACGTAGTAATCTCAGTCTGTAAATAGACACCATCAACTATATCCAAGATATTAGTCCTAAACTCCTGTCTATGGCTAACACCTCTAAGAGAATTATTGGAGCTAACAATGTTAATGATATTGGTCTTTGGATTCCTTCATTTAATCCAATCAATAAGTTTGTGGCATATGTTCATGGCGCTGATGATTCTACTAAGATTCTCTGGGCTAACACTAGGGAGGAATATAATCAAATTGTCAAGGATTATAAGAACTTAATAGCTACTTCTAATTCTGGCGAAAGGGTAATTGAGAAAGGAACAGAGCAGCAATTGTGGTCTACCTTAAATGGTCGAGTAGATGTTATGCGCATGGAGCAGGCTAACACTGCATTGCAAAAGAGTGGCTCCTCAGCTGCTGCTAACGTGCGAACAGATACTCAAGTCTTTGGTGAAATAGCGCAAGGCTACGAGCATTATATCAACAGTGAGATGAGGACTCTCACTGACTTGGCTATGAGTGACGTAACAGATCAGCTAAGTAAGATGAGTGCTATGAACAGAGGATCTTACGATTCTCAGCCTCTTTCTCTGGTTAAGAAAATCACTCAAGCTCCCAAGGATGCGGCAGCTACTCTTAGAAACACTCTCTTAGGTAATCCTAATCTCGGAGAATATGAAGGGTGGAAGACTATCAACCAAAGCTTTGAAACAGCCTTGTCATTTGGTGTAGGTGCTGTTGACTCTATCTGGTCTGCAACAATTAAGCCCCTTACTTCTGCTCTTGTAGGAAAGACAAAAGCTCTGACTCCTGAAGCTATGGCCAAGGTGGATTACGAGAAAGTAATAGGAGAGATGAAGTCCAAGGGTATTGTTATCTGGGATGGGTTTGATACAGCTGCTGCTAAAGAAAGGGGCTTTGCTAGGTTAGAGGATTCCCCAGATATTAGCAAGCGGCTTGTCTATGCTAGTAATGCTCTTGCAGCTACTATGCTCTTGCGCGTTGGGGAACTTGCACAGCCACTGGTTAACATGATGAGCTTACCTATTCTCACATCTCTTGCTGTAGGTAGTAAGATGCCAGATAACTTCATGGGGGTGGCTAGAGGTACAGCTAATGTAGGGCCTGTGCAGATTATGTACGAAGGGATGAGGGCTTCACAGAGTCCTATGTTCAAGCAGCTTGAGAAGAGATGGATAGAAGCTGGCTATTTTGACTCTGTTGTGTCTGAAGCTAATAAGTCCTTGGGTGCTGCTAGAAGCATGAATAAGGGACTAATTGCCAGCACAGAGAAACTTCTGGATAGCAATATGATCAAGTGGGCATCTTGGACAGCGGACAAGTCAGAAATGCTTGTCAGGCGGCAGACTATGTTCACTGGTGCGGTCCTCGCCAAACGGCTGTATCCTGAGCTTGATGACGTCGGAGTGACCATCTTTGCGCGGGACTTCATGGACAAGGCAGTGGGCAACTTTGAAGCGTCCCAGCGACCTGTGTTCTTTCAGGGAACCCTTGGTGTGGCACTGGGGCTTTTCCAGACCTACTCCGTCACGCTGGCACAGAATATGTACCGGCAGCTTGAGCTGAAGAATTACAAAGCTTTAGCAAAGGCTATGCTTCTGCAATCAGGAATCTTTGGTGCCAGCTCGATGCCAGGATTCAGGCCAGTGTCTGATCTTATTGGTGAGCACTTCTCTGATGACCATTATGATCTCATGACTGGAACCTACAGGGCCTTACCAGATAAGGTAGCTGAGTCAGTCCTCTATGGTCTGCCTTCCTTAGCTGGGGCTGGTATCTACACTCGTGGTGATTCTAACTTCAGAATGCCTGGGGCTGATGGAATAGTAGCGGTGAACGTAGCCAAGCAGATAGTTGGCGCAGTAGGTTCAGTGGCGCAGGCTATGGGTGAAGGTTCTAATGCAGGCTCGGCCGTCATGCAAGCTCTATCTTTGCAGAACATGAGCAGGCCACTAGCTAGAACTGCCGAGATTATTACTGGCTACTCTGTAACAAGGGCAGGTAATACAGTGCAGACCCCTGAGGAAGTGTGGACTACTACAGGGATTATGAGTAGAGTATTAGGTGTGCGCCCATTAGAGGAAACTAAACTCAGGGAGAGTATGCACCTTAATACCTATTACGGAAGTATTGACTACGACAATAGGCAAAGCCTGATGATCAAGCTGCGGAATGATATTAGAGCAGGTACTCTTACTGACGAAGGAATAGCAGCGTACGGGGAGGAGTATATGAGACAAGGGGGCTCACCTACGGGATGGAGAGCAGCAGTAAGGACAGCCTTAGGTAGAACGGATACTAGTGGGAAGGAGACTTTTGTAGAGAAGCTCAAACCAAATAGTCCTTTCATGTATATGATGGATTCCCTATAATTGCTACGCAATTCTTTATAATTGCAAAGTAGAAAAGCCCCGACCTAGTGAAAGGAAGGGGCTTTATTTTGTCTAGCTTTTGTTAGGTGGCAGCAAGCCAAACAACTCTATGTGTTTCTTCTCTACCGCCATCGGGTCCATAGCCACCATAGCTGCACTTACTGTGGCTCTGATCTCTCCTACTACCCAGAACTCATAAGTATCAGTAAGAGAATTCTTTCTTACTCCACTCCAGTCTCTAGCTTTCAACTCAGAGGTTGTAGCAAAGTCAGGATGGTTACTTCTCTTTATCTCCTCAGTTTACACTCTGCTGGAGATTATAAAGAATTGGGTTTAGCTTAGCCTCTTTTCGTATACTCATATTAGTTCCTTTCTAGTTCTATCATTAAATACAAAACCATTAACTGCATCCCATCGCCCTTCCTCAAATTTCATAGCGTGCAGCCATACCTTATTCACCGCTAGCTTGTTTTAATCCATTATCTAGCTTTCTTATTACTGGATTAAAAGACCCCACATGGATCATTTTATAATCCTCCTCTCGTAGATGAATCCAAGGCTCACCTTCATTCTCTGAGATAGCAGTTACTTCCACATATCCAGGATAAGTCATAGTTGCTCCTTTCAACTTTCATTCTTTTAAGTTTAGTTTAGAAAAATTCTCTATCTGTTAGCCAGCTTTTATCTAGTAACTTCTCAGGCCATTCGCTAGCTGGTTTGAGCTTAGGCATGTATCCAGTCTTACCTTTGATGGTCATTACTTGAATCTTGTCAGCGGCTTTCAAAGAGGATAAGACCTCTGCGAGTTCCGTTACTTTAGTAATGTCCTTATGCACTACCTTCCATATGTCAGTAGAGGAAGCTGGCATTGTTCTGTGTATCAAATACTCCAGGATTGCTCCTGATACTACTGCATACTTACTCTTACCATATTCTCCCAATGCTCTTGGCATATCTTTCTCAGCCATAGCTAGCATTGTGTTTGCTCTTATCATGTGCACATCTGAGATCTCTGTACTTAATTCAGAAGCCGCAATGATAAGAGATAGTTTCAGTAGATGAATGTATCTTCGTTGCGCATAGTACTGGAATCTATGATCCTCTACTGGCATCTCATTCTTGTATATGGAAGAACCTAATTCTTTTGCTGCTTTTGTTACTCCAAATTTACCTCCTAATGTTTTAATAAGTTTAAGTCTTTGAACAAGATTATCTTTCTTCACATGATCCAATTCCATTGGCCAGGGGATTTTGATCCCAGTAGGCTCGGAATGAACTAGGAGGACACGAGAAAGAAAACCATTACCTAATGCTTCTGGAGGGAATGCTAATGCGAAACCTTGCACTGTATTACCTCCTAGTAGATTTACTGTAGGCTTAACAATCAATACACTCTTACCTGTTATTTTTGGCTGCGTATACTCCGGTAAGTTATCCCATAGATTGGTAAGCATAGTAACGAACTCCATGTTATTCTGCCCAATGAAGTCTGTGAACTCTCCAGCACAGATATAAGATTCAGACGCGGCATCCAGCTCAATGCTCTCTAGATCATCAAATCCATTAACCAAGTCTGTTGCTTTCATATCCATCAAGAACCTTTCCTTAGAGGTCTTGTCTGCTGAGAACCTTGAATAGCCTACAGCTTTGAGCAATCCTTTACCTACACCCATAGCAGAACCCTTTCGAGTCCCAGGGGAACCCATCAACATTATGAACTGGTTAGGGTAAATAGTATGAGGGCCTAGTTGGAAGTGGACACTTCTGCCAAGTAACGCTCCTATGATAGAAGCACAAACCCACCTATGGTAAATAGCAGGGGCTTCAGAATGATCTAAGTCTACATAATCCATGTAAGCAGAGAAGAAGTCAGTAACTAATTTAGGCATATTAGTTCCCTCCCTTAGAGGGCTTCCACTTCATAGTTCCTTCTGGGTTATCTTTATCTCTCTCTGCCCAATTGTTTCCATACTTAATATCCACAGGGATAAGCATAGTTCTACCATGAACTTTAACAGGATTATTCAAACACTCTAGAACTCGTGGGGCATAGTAATCTCGCTTCTCTATCTTCCATTGACCAAAGACACTGTCATGAATCTGAGCTTTGAGTCTAATATCCCCATTCCCAGGAAGAACAAGTTCCTTATAGACCCTAGACATTCCCTTGTCAAGAACCTCAACAGAAAGATTCTGTGGCTGGTGAGCTACTGCACCTCTAAGCATGTTGTGGTTCTTTGTAATATCCCCGAAGAACTTTCTAACATGGCCAGTAGGACTAACGAGCATACCAGTGGAGGCTATCTCGTTATAGAGTTCCTTGTACCAAAGCTTCACCCTAGGGAATGGTTTATGATAACCTTCAAGGAGGGAAGCTGCGAACTTCTTTAGAGTCTTCTCATTAGGGAAGTTAGCCCTTGGAGTTTGTACAATAGTAATACCTAGCTTTAGAGCTGTCTCATACAGGATACGTACACCGATATTTTCTATGAAAGTCCCGGCGCCCATCATGTAGTTTGTACCATGCACAATCTTCTTTAAAACTTTATTTCTAAAGAAATCAGATACCTCCTCGTACTCCATGTCGAAGAACAATGTACCAAGGGTCTTGTAGAAATCTCGGGTAGCATCTTCAAGAGCAGCAATGAGGGCCTCCTCCTGAGAGCAGTAAGCAGTTGTTCTACCTTCCGATTGCTTATTATCGGCCTCGAATAGCTCATATCCAGGGTCAGCCACCAACATGACTTTGGCGTATCCTGGTATATTCTGTACTTGAGTACCACACCATAGGCTAGAAGCTGTACACGCAGCCCTTCCAGTCTCTGTTCCAAATGGGTTAAGTGCCCAAAGTAGACGCTCTTTGTATTGAAGAAAGTCATAATAAGTTCCTATTGCTTTTTGTTCCCCTCTATACTCTATGATAGAGGAAGTCATTCTTTCTAACAAGGGATGCTGTTCGCCAACTGAAGCTAGATTCTTTTCATCTGTACAAGACTTGCTCTTGCCAATGTTAGGCTTCTTAGCACCAAAGACTTTGTAGATATACTTCTCTACTTGCTGCCATGAGCCTGGGTTGAAGTTAGGATCAGCGAACATAGCTTGAAGTTCTTTCCTAGCAGCTACGAGCTTCTTCTCTGACTCTACTCTTAAGTTCTTTCTAACAGGTTCATCAATCCTTATCCCTTCAAAGTTTCCATAGAGTGCGGGGTAGACTAGGGGGAACTTGTTAGCGTAGTTCTTAAAGGCATAGGCAGGACTGCTACGCATTTGAGATACTAATATTCGGGCCGTCCACCAAGTATCCTTAGCATTGTAGTTCCAGTATCCTTCAATGTCTTTACTCTTAGCTGTGGATTCTGCCTGGTCTTTCCAGTAGATGTAGTCATAGCAATGGAGGGAAGCCACGAAGTCTAATGTCTTAGGGAGCTCCGAGAACTCAGCATGAGCCATGGCCATTGTATCATATGTCCAGTTGTTAGGCTCTGCATTATACCTTATGGAGTGTGTAGCATCATACATTCCATTGTGCATGGCTTTAACATTAGGCAAAGCGTTTACTCGCCGCAAGAAGGAAATAGCTTTGCCATACTCTTTATCTGTCTTCCAGTGATCAGTGCCAAAGTTAACTAGTGGAAGCACGTAGGTACGCATTGAGCCATCAAGGTGTATGCCAGTCCACCCAGCACAAGTAATAAGAGTTTCACCTGCTACATTGACTCCGTCAACTTCTTTCTCTTTGAGGGTAGTGGTTTCAATATCGTAGCTAAGACAGAAAGCCCTTCTCATATCATTGAAGGCTTCATCAAACATCTTTACTTCTGTTAGCTTTTCAAAATGAAATTTTTGTGCTGGTAGTCTAATGTACTTGAGCTTCTCTATATCCTTGCCCAGGAGCCATTCTCCATGAGGCACGGAATGGATATGATCTAGTTTATTTATTACTAGGACTGGTATGGAGAAGTTTAACCTGGAGCCGCGCCACTTATCCGCTGTTGGCTTCTCACCTGGTACGCAGTACCTTAAGGTTTGCTCATTGGTTAGAAGGATAGCAGAGGCATTGATAGCAGCAGCCTTCTGCAAGAGTTCCCCTATTGTCATATCAGTGGCTGTGTACATGCCAGTTACTCCATGATTCCTAAGAATATAGGCCAGAGCTGATAGATGGGGCTTTTCTTCTTTGTTATAATTTACGAGTACACGCATAGATTAGTCTTTATAAAGGGAAGAAAGGAATTCAACACTGGACTCTATCCTCTTGTGAAAGATAAAGCCCAGAAGTAAAGCTTTCTACTTAGGTGATAGCAAAGCTATCAGGCTGCGGTAGCAGCATTCAATGCACGAACATTGATGTTCTCATACACTTCTCCACCAGGACCTTTGCTGCTCTTTGTGGTGATACGAGCGTCAAACTCAGCCCCAACAGTTCCATCAATAACATCCTTGATCGTGGCTCCTTCAAAGCTCGCAACACCTAAAGCGCCCATAGCTGCCTTCTTGAAGAACTTGATACCATCTTCTGTAGCAGTGAAAGTCTCACTGAACATAGAGCCATCAGCCACTGGGATATTACCAGCTGCAACTTCCTTGGTCTTCACTACAGTGTAAGTCATACGAATACGCTGCTTGTTCACGCCTGGCTCTGCTTTGGTAGAATACTTTTCTATCTTCGTCTCTTTGACCTTTAAGGTATAGAGGCCGGGAGGAGGATTAATAAAGTCTGGCAATGTTTCCACATCATCCATCTTAATATCCATCATTGCGTCGAGGTCGAGGATGGTCACGTCTTTGTTGTCGTTGCTCATAGTATTTCCTAAAGGTAAATTAAATCAAAATTAAACTAACAATTCTTTATAGACTTTATAGTTTCTGCTTTAAGATTTCTTCATTGCCAACCTTTCTGCCAAACTCATTGGCTTTGCTGTTACTACTTCTTCCACTTTAGTGGTAGTCTCTGTAATAGAAATAGGTGTTGAGGTTGAGCCTACTTTGATAATACCAGCATCAATCAAGAGTGTACGCATGTCAGGCTTAGCTGCATTCTCAAGCATGGCATTCACCCTTGAACCAGTAAGCAAATCACCCCTATAAGTCGAAGAGGAGCCAGCAACGTGCTTGTTCATCTTCTTGTGGATATAAGCTACTGTACCAAAGAACTTAGCACACTTCGAGGAGAATTGCTTCGAGCCCATCAGCGGGTAGATCTTATCCTTCCCTTCATTATCTTCCAGTGGAATCTCATGGGTAATGACTGCGAAGTTGGTATGGGTAGCTTGCTGTACCACAGACATAATATCTCCAAGCCACTTGTTAACCATACCATACTCATCAAAGGTAGGCTTAAACATCTGGGGCTTACCAAGGCAGGCTGCTGCTAAAGCAGAGTCTCCTAGCTGACTTCCGCTATCAACAACCACTAGGTCATTATGCGTGCATTGGGCCAAGCACCATTCAATGAAAGGCTTCTTGTCCTTGGTGCATTCTGCACAATCAACCCTACCATGTTCTTCACAGATTTTGATAGGCTTCTTAGCAGAGAATGCTTTGAGGATAGTCTCGACACCAATGGGATTATCTCTGGTATCCCGGACTTTGATCACTACTATCTTATCCATTTCCTCTGTAGTAAGACCCATGTTGAGAAGACTTTCGATACCGTTTTCTAAGTCAAACCAGTAGAGCGTCTTGATCTCTGGAATTTTAGCAGCAGTAGCCACTAGGACAGTCTTTCCACTCTTAGGTGGTCCATAGAGCAAGATAGCATGATTGGAATTTACAGCGGCTACTGCTGTTGCAAGTTGTGATAATCTCATTTCTTTTCTCCTTCGGACTGTTCTATTGGGTCAATATCACACAAGCTAGGGTCTGCTGTTATAGCATCGTGTACATTCTGTAAGCCAAGAATAGGCTGCTGCGCTGGTGCCGCGGCCTTAGTAGCGCATTTATCACACATTAAGCGTCCTGCGCACTCCGTCAATCCACAGGTACTGGCTGGCCGTTCAACTGGCTGCACTGGGGTGGCTTCTGCTTTAGCTGCTGCGTAGCCTGCTTCAAACCATCTATAACCACAAGGGAAGTTCCTTGGTTCTGCTGGGTGATTCTTATAAGTGAACTGCCTGGCATAGGTATCAAATGCTTTAAGCATATCGCTATCTTCTATTGTACCATTCATAATATGAACTCCTTTAAACACGCTGTCTCTGTATAAGAACTTTAACATCCTTTTCCATAGAGAAATAAGTTCTTACTATCTCTTCTTCTGCCCCTTCTTGTTTAACTAGGCAAGCCAGTCTGTAAAGGCCATCAGCTAGTACGTTATTTGCTATGCCATCCATCTTATTAAGAACTTCATCTGGATGCTCGCTGCAAACCAGAACTCTGTGTGCATTAATTACATTAACCAAATTCACAAAGAGTAAGATTGCTGATTGATAAGCCTCACCATGGATAGCTTTTATAGATTCACTTATCTCTTCAGTATTCTCAATACGAGTGTCTATTTTATCTCTAATATTCTCGCGGGGTACGTCATTCATTTGGATTCCTTCAAAGTTTCTATTAACTCTTTCAATTCTTCTGGCACAACAATCATAGGATGAAATGCGCAAAAAAGAATAAAACTTTTCAGAGCTTTCCAGTCATCATTAGTATCAGCTACAATCATCTTAGCTTCTGTACCAAGGCCATCTTTAACTAAAGTCTTAACAACAATGCTCATTCTCTTTCCTTTCAAACTAAAGAATAGTAGTTTCGTTCAAATCAATCTCAACAATTCTATTGAGGTGATCTTGAATTAATTCATCTAAATTATAAACAAACTGGTAGTAAATAGTATCTTCCTCAATCTTCTTTGGTATATCCATAGAATGCAAGGAGCAGATTCCAAAGTATTTACAGGGCTTATTGTATTGCAGACAGGAGCTACCACGCTTAGGATACACACCAAGTTCAGCCATCTCTGTAAGATGTTTAACATCCAGACCAAGGGATATGAACCAATTCAATCTATCAGATAGTGTCTTGTCCCATTCAAAGATCTGAATCTTAGGAACAAAGTCTTTAGGAAGCTGCGCTACGAAATAGAGAACTCCATAGGAGGAAAGTTTCTGGCCTACAATCCTATCAAGAGCGATAGAATAACCAAGAGCCTGGCCACTGTTCTGATAGAGAGGGCTTAAGTCTAGCAAAGCTAGGCCAGTGGTCTTCACTTCAAATACAACGTGCTTACCAGTATATCTGTTTCGCAGGACAGCATCAATATAGCCCACAAAGTAATAGGCTTCTGTAATATCTATCCTAAAACTCAATTCGACAGCAGGCTTATTTTGGAAAGACACTATCTCATAATCCATTAGGATGGTATCAAGCCGTGGGATAGCTACTTCTAAGGCAGCTACGCACCTAGCGATTGACTTCTTATCAGTTTCAATCTCAGGCATATAGGCAAGCCACAGTTCGAACATAGCCCTATTAGCATCCTGAGTTACTAGATAAGTAGCAACCCCGGCGCCAAAGGCTTTGCCAAAGGCAGTATGCTCTGTCTCTTCCCTTTCTATCTCAGTCACTAGGAGCTTATCAAGCTGGAGCTTACGCTCGCAAGTATGAAGGGTTTCTAAGGTGGAATGAGATAGACGGAGAGGGATAACTTTAGAGGTTTCCATCGTTGTTAGGGGAGTAGTAGGGTGCCGCCGCTGATGTAGGAGAAGTCTTATAGCCAGAAGTTACAACAGCCATTCCTCCATCTTGCTCAACGGAAATAGCAAATGCAATGGCAGCTTCTTTCGTTGTAAACTTCCTAGTCTGCTGAGGTTCCTTGGGTGCATCCTTATAGGTGCACATATATTCTAATGTAAGAATCATTTTATTCTCCTTGCCTTGCGGCTGTTATTCACCATCTACCATGAGATAGAAGATTTTGAAGACCATAGTCTTATTGGCAGCCCGCAAGTTAGCAAGCCGTTTAACAGCTTCTGTTCTTGTGAGGATGTCAGTAGAAACCAAAGTTCCAAGAGAGATGTTAGCTATTGTGTACATCATCTTCCCTTTACAACTCATCAAAAGCCTGTGCAATTTCTTCTGCCGTCAGTTGTTTAGAAGCCTTGACCTTTTTAGGGCCTTTCTCCTTAGCAGTAGTAGCTTCCACGACAGCCTCATTCTTCATGGTGCGCAAGGCAATAACCATTTGGCCAATATCCTGGGGAAGGATAAGGTAGCAGGCCTGCGGATTCTTGAGCAGAGCACCTTTAAGCTCCTTCATGGCGCCCGGCAAGTTAGCTTCGCTCATATCTGAGAGCATGTTGATCTTGGCTTTGATGTCGTAGTAGGCTTGCTGGTCCACAGGGCTGGCTTCTGCAATAGAAGCCTCGTGATCTTCCTCCTCAGCAACAGCAGCTACAATACCTAACGACAACTGCTTCAGGAATCTTCTCCACTACGATAGCTTCTTCTACTGTANNCTGTTTCAAGCTCGTCTCTGTATTCTTCGCAGCTCCAACAATGACAGTAGTCTCTGTAGAAGTGGATGCTATCGTTGTCGCCAAGGAGAGTCTCTTCAAGGCCATCTTCTCTGCAAAGGTTAGTGGCTTTCCCTCTTGCACACTAGCCACTGGCTCTGATCTTGTACCAACTACAGTACCATCGGGCTGTTCTTCTTTGCGCACTGGTACTTCTACCTTAGGCGCGTTAGCTGCTGCTTCTGCGGCTTTCTTAGCTGCGATTCTTTCCATTAATGTGCTCATTATCTTATCCTACTTTCTGTCCAATTAAAATTTCTTTGTTACTGTTACTTTACAATGCAACTCATTCCTACGTGCGGCAATAGCTGCTGCCCTGGATTCCTTCATGTCAACATGCTTAAAAGCAGAAGGCATTGCCGTAAGCTTTCACATTGCCATCTTTCAAAAGCATTGCACGGAGGTCTGTCTTTGATGTATCTTTGATGCTCATACTTGTTCTCTTCTTAGTTGTTACTGTTAATAAAGGTTAGGATACTAGGGGTTTTGTTTCTAGTACAAATTGGATAGTTCCATCTTCCAATTCTACTGTTTCTACCAGTCTGCCATAAGCAATATCATCTATGTCAGCTTGCGTGATAGTTACATCACCACCTAGTCTCTTAACCAGGATTGCAAAGAGGATAGTAGTTAGATCTGGATCATTCAAAGCACTGTATTTTTCTTTGGTAGTCATGATCTTTCCTAGTCAAAATGCTTTGAGACAGTCTTTCCTAATACATCCTTCTGCTTATAGGAAAGCTGCGCATCAGGCTTGCTCTGGAGCCAAGTAAGACAACTTGTGCAGAAGCCGCGTTCCCAGCTATTGATCTTGTTATAAGATAGGAGCTGCTCAAGATGGTCAATTTGAATCTCCTTATCTGTCTTCTTCACAGCAGTTTCTTCTACGTCAGGAGGAAGATCAAAAGCATCCATGTCAGCATCAAGATCAATTTCGTCGGAAGAAGCTAAGGCTTCTGGAGAATTAGAATGTGTCATCTGGCACCTCAATCTTTAGAACAGTTACGGACTTTCTTGCACCTAGTCTAACTCTCACACAGAGTTCTGCTAAGTTATCATTACCTTCTGCATCCTTTGGATGATAGGTGAGAAAGGATAGAACTTCATTGCCAGATTTAATCCCGGCCCTTGAGAGCTTCTGCACATCCTTGCCCTTCCTTGTATAGAGGCCCTTCTTCAAAGCCTCAAGTTCCCCGATGGGGATAGTAATAATGATGTCCCTCTTATCAATAAGAAGATCCATCAATTCACGATAGCTATAGGAAGTTTCTTCTTCATCTTCTGTGAAGGAGTCCTCGTCTATTGCCTCGTTGTCAGTAGCTACTGTGATCGCCATGTGTTTTCCTTTCCTTTTCTAAAATTGATTCGATAGAGTATTCTTCCCTATGCAATTCCTTCCAGTTCAGCATAGCTACCATCTTAGCTTCTGATAGGGCTATCTGGAATTGCAACTTCTGTATCATATCTTCACACTGCTGTATCTTTGCTTCCTCTAAAGGGAGCTCAGTCTCAATAGTAGAAAGAATGGTAGAAGGTTGAAAGATGTCTCTAATATATTGGATGAGTTTCATGTTAAATTATACCTGCAAAATTGTGGAAAGTCAAGGGGTCAAGGTGGCAAAATTTATTTACTAAGTTCTGTCATGGATTCTCCTATCAATTTGCCCACATTGTAATAATGCTGCGGGATAGCTTGCACTACTTGAGCACTCCGCTTATGAATTACCATGAGATTGATTACTATGTTTGTGTAGTAATAATCAAAGGTCGCAATGTAAGTATGAGTATCATCCTCTACTCTAACACACTTATTGTTAGTATCCATTTCATTTCTCCTTTATGTTGTTCAAGATAGTTTGTTGTTCTTCAAGAGAGAAGACTCTCATAATCTCAGAAGCAATCATGGCTGCGCCAACTAAAAAAGAGCAATCAGTATCACTACTTCTGATAGAAGCAATTCGTAAAGCAAGATCTGTATTAAGCCTTCTCTTACCTTGTGGAATCTCCTTTAACAGGCCAAGCCATACCTTTAAGGTTATCCAATCTGAGGCAGAGATTTTATTAGCACAATAGAAGGAAGCAAAAGCAACATGAGCCTTTCTCTGTGCTGTTCCATCAACTTCTTCTATTGAATCTAAAAGATCAAGGTCAATGATCTCCATACCATTCTCTTTTCTTAGGTGGGAGTTTTAATCCCTAGGGAATTTGTAATAGTTACAAGATCAAAGGCAGCAATACGTGCATTCCTTGCGGCAAGAGTATGATGCTCCTTTTCCAGATAGGAAGAAAGTTCTACCAGATGATATCTGATGGCATTGATTCTGCAATTGATATATTCTGTCTTATCTTCCTTAGAAGAGTCAGTAGTAGGAATAATGCAGGAAGGAATGAGAGGAGCGTAAATAGAGGAATTCATGATGTTTGTTTCTTTCTCTTTTTAGAAGTAAGATTAAGAGTGGATTCAATTGCAGGAAGAAGAAAGTTAGCTATGACAATCTTTGCATACTCTACCTCATTGCAAAGCTCATAATAGTTGGAAGGGGGAAGATCAGTGGCACTACCACGTAGCAAGTTCTCGCATTGTGAGATCATAGCTTTTGCACTTAGGGAATAGTACTTGAGCTGCCCTAAAAGTCTTGCCCTAGAAGCTGCTGGTGTGTTTGTCTTGTGCTTACCTTTCTTAGCATTGATAGCAAAGGTTATAAGCCTTCGTTGCTCTCTTGAGTATTCAGTCTTATAATTAGCTTTCTTTTGCAAGTTTTCTAAGTAGAACAAGGAAGCAGGTTGCAATGATCTGTAAAATAAGGAAGTAGCCATTAGAGTCTCCCATGCCGTGGATAGAAATGTTCCCCATAGGCTTCTTTGATAGCTTCTTCTTTATTCTCTTTTGGTTCTTCTTTCTTGTCTTTATGAGAAAGAGTAGAATCAATATAAGCCTTGAGCTGGTTACAGAGTTCCATTCTTAGTATTTCTAATCCAGTAGTACCAATGAGAGCAATGACATTATTAGCAGAAGGGAAGTTAAGAGCTTCCACTTCAATCATTGTAAGGGACTTATCTCCTATTTCGGGATGATTCAAGTAAAGTTTCAAGGCTTCCCTAAAGAGAATGAAGTCATGGAGAAGGGTGTATGTAATAATGCCGGAAGGTTTAGGTAAAGTCATGATAGTTTCTCTCTCTCTTTAAAGTTAATAGTAATTCCGAAGGAATTAGAAAGCAAAGGGGAAGTCCTCATCCTCTGCTGCTGCACAAAGGAGCATAAAGAGAATGGCCCTATTCTTAACTTCCCCGTAGCGTAAGGCAAGCGATTTCCCAGACCCATCACTGGTCATATATTCCCCTGAGGATATATAAGAATAGATGAAGTTCTCGTAGCCAGGAGTTTTTGCTACCTTTGGAATATCCTGCGGGATGCAGTAGAAGTCATCCTCTTTCTCTGCTAAAGCAGCAGCAATCTCAAAGTATGTAAGGCCAATGTTGTTATGCATGATTTTCTCTCATTTAAATCTTTGTGCAGCTAACATCATCTCTGAGGTCAGCTCCTGAGTTGAAGTATTCCATCTTATCTTTCAGTGTGTCTCCTTTGATACGTTGAGTTGAAATAGCCTTTGCAATGTTAGCGTCATTAGCAATGATAGTTACTTTTGTTCTGGCTCTGGTGGCTGCTGTGTAAAAAAGTTCTCTGTAGAGAGAAACAGCAAAGTCTTTGTGGAGGATAATAAATACTTTGCGCCATTCACTTCCTTGAGCTTTATGTACTGTAAGAACATAGCCTAAGCTAAAGACTTGTGGGCCAAAGTCACCAGTAGCTGACAGCTGGTCATAGGTGCCATCATCATAGGTTACTGTAACAACGTGCGAGGCTTGCTGTTTCCTCTCTGCCTTTTCTTCCTCCAAGGCTTCCAAGCTAAAGCTTGAATAATCTATCATCACGTCATCCAGTTCGTCTTTATGACTACTAAGTCTCCTAGTGCCAAAGCGTAATAGATCAGAGCCAGGAAGCTGTGGGGTTCGTCCAAAGTAGGCAGAGTTCATCTCTATTGCAGTGATAATACCATCTCTCTTGTTGAACATCACTTTGTCATTAAGAGCAAGATAGACCTTGTTCATGCCTGCTAGAACTTCGTGGACAATAGCATTCCTCTTATCTCCTAAGAACTGTGCAATGTGCTTGTTAAGGGAATCTGTTCCAAGTTCTTGTTTGTTCCAAGGGGAAAGGATAATGCAATCTTCTGGATCATATTCTGCTTCTCCATCTCTATCTTTCAAGCTGTAGAGTTGCTCCATAAGCATAACAATTTGCCTGCGCATGTTAGCCTGCCCATAGGCAATGTTCTTTTTCCCACGAACAACCCTATAGTTTGCGTCTTCTATGATTGGCCTTCCTGCAAGAATATTGTGTGCATTCTCTAGGACAATACCTTGGTTTCTATAGACTTGAGTCAACTCTACAACAGGCAATTGGACAAGTGCATAGTTTAAGATGGAAGGGCCAAAGACAGGAGGGAGCTGGTTAATATCACCAATAAAGATAATCTGCACACCAGGAGGTAAAGCCTCATAGAGCTTAGGCCAAAGATCATGAGCACCAAGCATGGAGGCTTCCTCTATTACTAGGTGAGTAATATTTAGAGGATTCTTAGCAGTTCTCTTTGGGGCAAAGCGAAACTTCTCTTTACCTTCTAATGCATCAAAGTAAGTTTCTGGCTCATACTCTAAGAGAGCGTGGATTGTAAGAATATTGTGCTCAAGCTCCTCTTTAAGAATTGGGCTCATATGAATGGCCTTTCTTAGATTAGAGGCGGCCCGCCGGGTGTAGGCTACGAATGCTATACTAGGAGCACTCTTGTAGGTTCTATTCCCTAGAAGGTCATAAGTCTTAAAGGTAGACATACTGAGGCGAGAATCCAAAAGCAAGGCCTCTGCTACAGAGCGTTGAGCAGTAGTTTTACCAGTACCAGCAGCACCAATAAGAACATAAGATTTCCCCATGAGAGCCATCTCTTTGGCATGGAGCTGTTTCTCATTCAAAGTTATGGAAAGAGAGAAAGATTCCCCTTTCGGGTCGAACTTCTTCTCTTCCTTCACTAGAGCTTCTACTACTGCTTCTGTTTCGTTGGAGGCTTCTATTTCGTTGGAGTAGATTGTTGCCACTTCATCTAAGAATTGCTCTTTGTCAATAAAAACATCTGTACTATTGGATGCTTCAATGGAAGAGAAAGGATCATTGGGATCAGAATAGGCAGGCTTTAAGGGATTGATATTTGTGTCAAAGCTACTAGTAGTAATTGGCGTTTGCAAGTGGCCTTCGGCCTGCTCTTCTACCTTGCCCATGAACTTATCAAACAAGCGAGCTTCAAGTTCTCCTTTAGCTAGAGCAGCAATAGCTTTTTTCTTAAAGATGTTCTTTAGGATAAGCTGCGCTTTAGAAATGGTAAGGATAGTGGTTTCAAGAGAATTCATCTCATTGTTGAAACCTACTATCTGTTCCTTAACAGTGTTAATAGGTGAATTCATTTTGTTCTTGGAGTTAACTTCTATTAAAAGGGGGAACAATAGAAAAGAGTTCTTTGAGTTCCTTGTCGGAGAGAATAGCAAGGAGGGAGATAAGAGTGAGCTTTTGATTAGGTTCCCACCCTAACATCTTTATCAAAGGGGCATCAAATGCGTCATCAATGATAGTGAGTTCTTGTATGAAGATACTAATATGATTAAACTTTTCTATCTTGTAGTTGGAGTCAATGTAGTAATGTCTGTTTGCTATCGTGTCAAAAGCATCAAGGATAATGGGATTAAGTTTAGGAGTTTTCATTTTGTTCTTTCTTGGAAGGGATTACAACTATAATATACATCCAGTAGCCCCAGCGAAAGCTAAGGCCATAGCCTACTATATCTACTGTACGATACTGAATCTTGGAAATACTAGGTATGACACGAAAGAAGGGATTTTGAACAGGAAAGGTGCGAGCAATGAATTTCATTTTATTCTTTCTATTATTTTGTGAGGTTTATTCTTCCGGCATATAGCCAAATGGAATCTCATAGAGGTTATGTTTTGCAACCTGATGGATAAAGTCAAAGCGTGTGTAGCATTCCTGCCAGATATGAGTTCCATATTCTGTTTTCATCTTGAAGATAGCTTCTACCTTGTCAATAGCTTCTACTATCATATAACCATTAGCTAGAGAGTTAGAAGAAGGAAAGGTGAAGTAGAAATAGTTTCTACTATGGATGATTTTATCTGGGAAAGTAATGGCTTCAATGAGAATAAGGACAAGAATGGTCTGCTCATTATTATTCATAAGAGAAGTCAGTTCCTCAGTACCTGGAATCCAGTCTTTGTGCATTGCATAGAATGTTTCTGGATTCATGTCATTCGCAATTCTCCTACTATCTTCCGGCAGAGCGAGGAAGTCCTGAAGATGCTTAACATTAACTTTGGTATCGTAATTCATGATATTCTTTCTATTTAAAGTTTAGAGTTTAAATCTTGAAATTTCTAATGACAGCGAAGTTCCCATCTTCATGCTGCTGGAATGATACAATGGCCTTCACAATAGAATTCTCTGTAGGAAGGGGGAATGCGAAGTTATCATAGACAGCCTGATATCTGTTGCCATCTTTGGCCCTAAGAATAGCAGGGGGATTAAGAGCATCAATTAAGATAGAAGCCAAGAAACAATGAATAATTCCAGGAAGCAGATTACCTTCTGCGTCATTTACTTTGAAACTTACTTCTTTAGTTTCATTTGGTTCTTTTAAGTTGTTCATGATAATTCTTCTTCTTTGTTAGTAGAAGTGATAGTCGAGAGTGCAGCAAAAGTAGCGAATTTTGCCTTACGTTCGTCTTCTAATTGTTTTGCCGCCTGCTGTTTTCTAGCCTTAATCTGCTCTATGATGCTCATAGCTTTAGTTGGCTTGAATGTTACGCTTACAGCAGATTCTTCTTGTTCTTCTTGTTCTTCTTGCATTGTAATAGGTTCTATTGTTTCTAGGGAAGTAGGTTCTATTGTATCTCCCAAAGGAATGGTAGTAAGTGTGGTAGTAGGTTCTACGTAGCCTTGGCCTTCGGCCTCACTAGCGATAGTATCTGCTTCCTCAGAGTCTAAAGAGTCTAAGCTAGCTAGTTCATTCCTAAGTAATGGGAAGTCTTTCTTGAGAATAGCCACTAACTTGGAAGCAGCTACTGAAGTGAAAGATTCCATCTTAGAAGCAATAAGAAAGCGCATGGAAGAATCCATCGTTATTAGGGATTCCTCAGTAAATACACTTCTTAGAAGATTCATGAGTTTAGAAGATACAATTTCATCTGAGGTGAAGGTCTTTAGAATAGCTTTAGCAGTTTTAATATCTTCCTTTAAAACTCTTTGTTCTTGCCACTTCTTATTAGTTTGTTGCCATGCTTCCTGTTTAGCTTTCTTATCTTCTACTTTGGTGTAGGAGGGAAGGATTGTTTTCTTAGGAGCAATTGAATAGAATTCATCTTCCGGATTCTTAGAATCTTCATTCTCTTTGTGCCTTGCATTCATAATGTAAGCAGCAACAAGCTTGAGCCACTCAGTCATTATTACTTCTATTCCACTAGCTTCTATAGAAACATCCATCTTCAAACTTAATTTTGGTAAGTATAATGAGTTATTGGAATGTACGAAGTCTTCAATGATAAGAAGGGCATTGATAATAGTATCTTTGCCAGCTGTTCTCAGTATCGCATTCTTTTGTGCGGCACTGTCTGCAGGGCAGTAAGAGAAGAGATTATAATCTTCTGCAATTACAATAAGCATTCCTGCAAGAGTTTGAGTATCTAGCCTTCTAAGATAAACCATTCCCTGTTGAACCATTCCTCTACAATTCTCTACTGAAGCTAATGGTGAAGACCATATTAGAGTATAGCCTGGAATGGCAGGGATTTGGATAAGGGAAGTAATGCCACTAACTGGACAATTCACTGTAAGATGTTGTGCACGTTCAGCTAGTAGAAGCCTTCTAGAAACCCTCTGTTTCTTTGTGTTGTAGGCTAACTTTTTGGCCGGACTGCTGTGGACAGTTGCCAGAACTTCCTCAGAACTTTTAGATAGGTTACTATCTATTACGTCTTTTCTCATGTTCATGATGTTTATACTTTCTAAGTAATAGCCTAAGCTATAGGGTTTATAATACTCCATTAAGCTGGAGCGTAGCGGAAGTGTGGTAAAAATACAACACTTCCTAGCCAACAATCATTTTACCATGAATTTTTGGGTTTGTGCGCTTTTTGCAAATTTATTTTTTATGCCTGTATGCTCGTTGGGTCTGTCTGGTGTTTATGGCTATATCCCCCCTATGGGGCATGAAGTGATGAGCAGGTGGTGAAAATGCACAGTCTTCTAGGATGTGTGTATCCAATAATAAGCATGGAGATAATAGACACCTTCGTGATAGTCTTTTATGTGTATGGTTCAAATTTTTTGTTTTATTTTCTTCTATAAAAACTTTCTTATAGGGGGTATATTTATATTCCAGTAGCTTCTAGAATCTATGCGCTACGTAGTAGCGGGAGTCTGTATATAGTTAGAATAGATGCTGAGATACTGTGGGAATTCCGGAATCATGCGCTGACTCATGCCCGGTAGGGTGGGTACCACCATAAACGACCAACTCGACATAAACACCATGAAGGGCAAATGGTGAAGTCAGGAAAGGATGAATAGAGTAATTGCGAAACAATTAGGGTTTGTCCCTAGAAAATAAATCTTGACAAAGAGAAAAAAGGAGTGTAGAATCTAAGGCTTATCAACTTACTTTCAGAGGAACTATGAAAATCTTTCTTTCCTTCATGCAAACACTAGGGGTAGTCTCATGCTTAGGCTTCATGGTGTCGGCACTTGTTAGCATGTTTTTAGAACAATATGAGATGGCTATTGTAGACCTACTAGGATTCATAGTAGGATATGCATTTTACGAACTGAGTTCTATTCTTATCCTTGATAAGGAAAGATAGAAGCTATTGCGCAGCAATAGGCTATAGCTAAAATTGTCTTGACAACCTCGAAAAAGTCATTACAATAAAGATCAAGCAGGGCAAATTAGTGATAGTTCCCTTGCAACCGGGCATCAAGCCCAAAACGACTAGACGTAATCTAGAGTGTTAGTTTAGGAGAAAATCATGCAAGTTTTTAAAATGGAAGTTAGCAAGACAGAAACAGTAGCTGGTAAGAGTTCCTATGTGAAGGTCGGTGATGTTGACGTTTACTACCCTACGCTTGAAGAATGCGCAGGCTTTGTGCAGGATGCCAAGATTGAAAAGGTCGGTGATGACGGAGTAGCAGAGTACGCAAGTGCAGAGGCTAACTGGATCATGACGGCGATTCTTTCTTATGCTAAGGCCAACGCTCGTAACAAGCTGGTTAGCAAGTCCACAGAGCTGAAAGATGGCTTGACCATTCCTTCTACGTGGGCTGAGTTTACCGCTGAGACTGGCCGCAGTGGTGAAGCCCTGGCCATCATGCGGGAAGCTAAAGCAGACTTCGCAGAGTGGATTAGCAAACAAGGCAAGTCCGAAGCTGTCACCAAGACACTTACTACCTTGTTTAATAACCGCGCTGCATTGGAACTGCAAAGCCCTGCTAACAAAGCTAAGATGCAGGCTTATGTCGAATCCTTTGCAGAACAACTTAGCGAAGAACGTCTGAGCCGCTTGCAAAAGCCTATCGAGAACGTGCTTGAAGCTTGCCAAGCTGTTAGCCTTGACCTTGAATAAGGCCACTGGTTAGCTAGTCTAACCCTTCTAAAAGCCCGTCTAATCCACGGGCTTTTTTACGTCTATTGTTTTCATGCGAATGATTCTCATTATGCTCTTGGGGAAAATAGGAGGGGGCATGGACTTTTTTTAGATCCTATCGCGCGCGTGTGTATCAATGGCCTCTCTTCAAAATTTCTAAACTTTTTAGCTTTATAGTTTACTCTATTATTACAAGCAATAGCTTATTCTCTCCTCCACAGAATGCTACTTAGCGTTATAAACATTGATTTTTTCAACTTTCCCCCCTCTATCCCCCTATAGTAAAATAACCCTTATTGCCTACAAAGGAGAAATAGAATGAAAGACAAGATCTTAAACTACTTAGCCAATGGGCTAACAGCTTCCCAAGTGGCCACTCTTGTGGGGTGTTCCCCTGGGTACATCTCGCAGCTCTTGGCTACGCCCGAATTTAAAATAGAACTGAAAGCTAGGATCCTAGATAACCCAGTAACTCCTGATGATAAACTAGATGATAAGTACACGGCAGCGGAGCATTCTCTAATAAGTGCTGTAGTAGATGCTATCCCTGGCGCCGAGCTTCCTGCTATTTCACGAGCATTAGAAACAGTAGCCAAGATTCGGCATGACCGCTATACTAGAAAGAATCCAACCCCTACTGGGCCACTCGTTAGTATGAATTTTGTGCAACTTACTCTTCCTAATCACGCTATTAGGGAAGCTCCAGTGATTCATATGAACGAGAAGTCTGAGATCATTGCAATCAATAATAAACCAATGGCGCCCCTGGCTTCTGATGCTGTTAAGAATCTCTTTGAAAGAATGAAATCCAAGGTTGCTATTGCTGTTGGTAATGACTTCATAGATTCCCCTGCTTCTTCTATGGGAGCACAGATATGAGCCCAGCACAACTAGCTTTAGAAAGAGCAAAGCTCCTAGCAGAGATTCTTAGGAAGTTGTTTCCTGTGAAGAAAGAGAACAATGGCTGAACTATCCACGGCAGTAGAGGATATCAAGGGAGAATCAGTATCTTTCTCTACAGAGCTTGTTAATGTCAAGCCAGATGAGGCCTACGAAAGAGGTAAGACTGACCTTAATTTCTTTGCTGGGATGCTTATTCCACAGGTTATGATTTCTGCTTTCCCTATGTTCTACATAGGCTTGTTCCAGATTCTAACTAATAGGGATGCTAAGAGCATTGGAAAAATTCTACGCTTTGCCTTGGGTTTACCCCGTGCTCATGCTAAGACTACCTTCATCAAGGTTATCATTTGCTGGCTCATTGTCTATGACAAGATCTCCTTTGCTATTATCCTCTGTGCCAACCAAGACCTAGCAGATGAGCTCCTTTCTGACGTTAATGACATGCTATGTACAGAGAATGCCAGGCTAATCTATGGAGATTGGGAGGGGCAACTAAGTACTGATGCTAAGCAGCTTAAGAAATGCCTCTACCACGGAAGGAGTGTTATACTAGCTGCCAAAGGAGCTGATACTGCTATTCGTGGTATCAACATTAAGCATAGGCGGCCCGATCTGATCTTCTGTGACGATG